TCCTTATGTTACATACATATTTATGTTGTAAAATAAAAAATTGTTTGGGTAAAAGGAGAAAACAAAAATGCCAGCGTTTAATTGGATACCTGCAATCTATGAATGGGCTTTTGGAGAATCTCCAGAAGAAACGGGATGGAACCTATATCCCCCACATGGACAGGAGGGGTCGGGTTGGCAGGGACAAGATGGGACACATTATTTAACCGCAGATCCTAGCCAGGCCCCTGCCAGACAGCCAGATCCAGATCTCGATGGTTATGGCCAGGGAACGGATGCTCGCGGAGCAGATATATTAAGATTTCCAAGCGAAGTGTCGGGTGGAGAGGATGTTCCAAATTGGTTAGAAATCACAACACATAGATCGGTGAATAATCTTAATGCTGATAATGCCTTTAATTATGGACCCACCGTGGGTCCCAAAATCCAGATTTTAGCGCCGGCTCAAATTGTTGAAACAAATGCTCAAACTTATTCAAGTGCAGACTTTAAAGTAACGCAGGCGGGTGCCGACGCGGCAGCCTCAGGCGAACTGCCTGGGTGGGGGGAGATGTTCCAAGTGGCCGCTCCTGATTTCATAGGGAGGGTTGCTGCCGCCGCCAGCCGAAAGGTAACAAATCCAAGATCAGAACAGATATATTCTGCTCCAAATTATAGAACTTTTAGTTTTCATTGGGAATTGACGCCTTTATCTCAAACTGATGCAAATATTCTTGAAAGCATCTATACTTGGTTAAGACTGGCATCATATCCTGTTACAAAAAGAGAAGGGACCGACAACACCAGTTTATTATACAGGATGCCACATGAATTTCAGATGCAAAATATTGGATATGATGGTAATGGAATTATGAGTTTTGGTAGATATGGAAAGACAGTGATAACCAATATGTCCTTAAATTATACTGGTTCTGGTAATCCTGTAACATTTAATACATCTTCGGGAGCCCCACCATTTCTAAATATGGATATAAGTTTCATGGAAACAACACTGTTGCATCAAAACAGTTTGCCTATTAAGAAGGTTGGACCATGGCATAAATGATGGTGTACAATAATGTATTTTAATCAATTTCCAATAACAGAATATAATTTTCCTTCCATAGGCGTGGTAGGAAAGGAAATGCTAGACATTTTGGTACGAGTTAAATTTTTGTTTAATAGTGTTTTTTCAGAAAGAACATATTCTGAATATACTTTAAAGCATGGAGACACGCCAGATATAGTTGCTCATAATTATTACGGATCTTCTGACTGGTGGTGGTTAGTTTTATTGTATAATGATGTTGTAAATCCTTTTAATGAATTACCAAGGTTGGGTTTAGATTATACCATAAGCGGTTCGTCCGTATCTAGAGAAAATCCAGTCGTGTATATTCAAAAAGAAGGTGGAGATGAATTTCAAGATTTTAAAGAAGGTGATACAATTGTAAAACTGAGATCGGATACTGTCACAGTGAGCGGTGCATATAGACAATGGGTTCAACCTCAACCTTTACAACCATCCAATTCAGATTTTGCTTCAGCAAAAATATTAAACTGGAGAAATGCTTTTCGAGAGGCGACACTGACTGATATTGACGGTAGTAATTTTTATGTTGGTGATACTATTGGTGTTCTCACGAAAAAACGATATGAGCCAACTCGACTTCATTACTGGGGAAAGATTCTTTTAACAGTCTTTGACAGTGCTAATCGTATAGATCATTTCATTGAAAATAAAAGCGGAAGAGTAGTCCATCCTCATTATAGTGTTCAGGAAAGAGTGGTGAAACCCAGTGGACCTTTGTTTGACAGAGGTGATACCACAAAATCTTTATCGGGAACTCTTATCAATGCAGTTTTAGGAGGAAGTGGAAGTAGCGGTACTACTTATTCGGATGCGTTCACAGCAATTGTTGCTGGTGAAAAAGCAGCAGAAACTGAAGATGTTGAGGGTAAAATTAAATTATTGCATCATACTCACAGAGATCAAGCATTTGGGTTATTAACTACTTTGTTGAGAGAAAGAAACATGACATATGCTACTTTCTCTACATCAGAAACTCAAGTTTCACAAACTCCATTCTTTAATTTGCCTGGTTCAGGTCCTAGCACTAGTTCCACCACGATATATTAAAGGAACTTTTTATAATGCCACCAGAAAATAATTCAGAACAAACACCAAACTATCAAGGACAAATTTCCTTAGTGGGGCTATGGATTCAGGGTAGAAATGAAACCGTGGATGTTCGAAATAATTTTGAGGGAATGATACTTTTCGAAAATATGTTTGAACCTGCTTTGACAGGAGAATTAATAATTAATGATTTGCATGATATTGGCAATAACTTGCCGTTGGTTGGTGAGGAGATTATTTATCTGGATTTGAAAATTCCTAGTGAAGATAATCCAACAATTTTAGTTCCTCCATTTCAGTGTTATTCTGTAGAAGAAATAAAAGGGAGTGGAGCGGATGGACTCAATAAAAAATGGTGGAAGTTATCTTTTACAACATATGCGTATATTGCAGGAAAATGGAAAGATGGTCATCTTGGTGGGGGAGAATTTTCTGGTCCTATTCATGAGTTTGTGAAAATGTTGATTGATGGAAATGAAGAATTTATATTGGGAACTGGCGTAGGAGAAGAATACAATAGAGAAATAGAAGAAACTTCAAATAATATTTACTACCATACACAGTATGCAGATTATAAAAGATTGAGAAAAGATGGCCCACAAAACATCTTTGAGTTAATAAATCAGTGTGCAGAAAACTCAACTCATAAAGAAAATCAAAGTGCTGCGAATTTTCATTTTTGGCAAGATTTGTTTGGCTGGAAATTTAAGTCAATAGAAAGTTTAATGGATCAAGAACCAGTAAAAATATTTTGTGAAACGGTTTCAGCAGACGGGGTTACTCCTGATGCATGTTCACGATTAGATTCTCAAATTATAAATGCTCCTGTTGTGATTGATGGGGGCAATCAATTAAAACTTGGTAGGAGAGGAGCCTTTGCATCAAGATTTCATTATTATCGTCCAAGAATTGATATAGAGTCAAATCCCAATTGGATGATTTCAAGCATTGATACTTTTTACTACAAAGTAAATTGTAGATTTATAGACAGATTCCCCGCTGCGATATACGGATTTAGAAGAGCGGGAGATGGTGAAGATACTCACAGATGGCATTATGCATTTGCAGAAGTTTATCTTGAGTATGATTATGAAACACACACACCATCGTTTAGAATTAAACCACTATCAGAAAACCCAATTCGTTCTTCGGTTGAGTTTACTGAAGAGGGCCCTGTGGTTGCAGAAGATCCATTTTTCATTCCTGCACACAACACTATGGAAATTGGAAATGATAACGATTGGGATTATGATAAACAAAGAGGATGGGAAGCGCCTGGTATGAGAATCGACACAAAGATGTGGAAGGAAAGTTGTTTTAAGATACAACCAATTCGAGGTTCTCTGCCAGCGCACGCGCTTGATGGAATTCTTAATAATACGCAAGAAGATGTTGAAGACATTTCTGATAACATGGAAGTTGCAAGATCATTTCCGATTGTTGAAATGAAAATATATAAAGATGTAAACAATCAACCTCATTATTTCTTTGCTGCTGAAAATGCAGCAGATGGTGAGTGTGATCCAGAAGACACTATGGGTGAGTGTAATCTTCAATCGTAATGGAGTTATATCGTGAGAAAAAAATGTTGCTGTGATAAAAAGGGAGCATGTTGTCTTTTAGATGAGACTTGTAAAATTCTCACTCAGAAAGAATGTGAAGAACAATGTGGTGTTTATCATGGTGACGATGTTCCTTGCCTTGAGTGTGAAGATGATGATGATTGCAATGGTGGTTTGTGTTCAAACAATGAGTGTACAAATGGCATAGATTGTGCATTCGATAGAGGCGCTTGTTGTTATTGTGATCCTCCTGTCGCTGATTGTGAAGACAATTTAACATACGAAGAATGCGCGCAGGGAGAAGTTAGTAGAACCTGTGTTGATGGTGAAGTGGTTATAGAATATGGAAACCCAATAGGAACATATCAAGGAACTGATACAGTTTGCGAAGACATAGACTGTGATTGCAACTTTGGTGCATGTTGTTTTAATTCTGGTGATTGCGATTCAGGAGAACATTCATGTGAGGACAATTATTTTTCATATGATTGCCATCAAGCAGGAGGACAATATCTAGGACACGATAGTACATGCGATGGTTTTGATGATGACCCTTGCGCACCAGATACTGGCGCTTGTGTTCTTGATGAGTATGATGATTCATATTGTCAAACTTGTATAGGAGAGGTTGATTGTACATATTGTTCTGAACAAGATGGAGATTGGTATGGCGGTGAATCTTGTGAAGATTTATTAAAGGATGGAACCATTGATTGCGAAAGAGGAATATGCTGTCTTCCTCCAGGGTCTTGTGAACCACCATCATGTGTTAACCCGCCTGGAACATGTTGTCAGAATACTACTTTTTCTTATTGTGATGATCTTGGTGGATCGTGGGAACAGGGAACAGGACCAGATCAAGAAAACAATTGTCAAGAAACTTGCGGGGAAGGAAAGTTTTGGATATCTTGTTGTATTAGATATTGTGTAAATCCATTTCCTGGCCAGGACCCTCCTGATATTGGATGTGATGATCAGGGGGTGGTTGAACGAGAAACCATATGTGTTCATTTTGAGGTTGATATAGGGAACCCCATGTGTACACCCACTTCAATGGACGGTCCATGCTCTCAATTGCGACAGGAGATCGAATCTAAACAAGATCTTTTAGATATTAAAATGTGTTGTCAATGGTGTGTTGGTGGTGGTGATGAAGATTCAAGAAATGAATGGTGCAATGCTTGCATGTTGCCAGCAGGGCACCCATTTCCTGATGGCTGCGTTCTATTAAATCCGTTATGTTGTCCTGATTGTGAGCCAGAATCATCATGTTGTATTTTCAATACTGATACTTGTGAAGTAAATTGTGAAATGTTAACTTTTCAAGAGTGCTGTGATCATCCATATGCTGTTGGTGGTGGAGTGTGGTGGGGATGTAAATATATTCTTGATATTCCACCAGGCGGTTGTGAGCAAGGAGCGCCGTGTGGTGGTTGTGATTGTCATCCTGAAGAATGCACTACATGCGAAGAAGTAGAAGCAGCATATTGTAATGCTGAGTCTCTTATTAGGGGTGCTTGTTGTGTATATGATGGTAAAGGGAATCATAACAATTGTTATGGAAATGTTATTGAATCAGATTGTCAACATCCCAATCCTGAGTATTCTGTTGAATGGATTCCGTGTGGAGATTGCGACGATTGTGCAGGAACCATCGTGCCACTTTAGTAGTTTTGATAAATATTAAAAGAGGAAATATATGCCAGATCCAAGATACAATTGCATAAGACCTGAATGTCATTATGATTTAAAATCATTTGACTATTATCGTGGATCTGTCAACCCTGAACAATTTTTTGTTCAAGAAGAAGTTGTTTATGATTATTTCGAAGATTATGATTTGTGGAAGCATGTTGAGAGTTATCCTTACTATCCATTAGAATGGGGTGCTGGTGGTACAATACCTGCACCGACTTTATTAACAAAGAGACTTCATGGATATGGATATCAGTATACTAATCATATTGGGATGGGAAATCCGTTAAATGCTTGGTATAGTCATACGGATCTTGACATTGAAATAATGAAAAAGATTAAAAATGAGATTCGTGGTCCTATTATAGAGAAAGTAATAGAAGCGAAAGAATTAGAAGACAAATATAAAGAATGGGTGGTTTATAATAAACTTGTTGATTCTGGAATAGAAGGGGCAACTGCTCCTGCTGGCGAAGAAGTGACATGTAAACTGTTGAAGGAAGCCATTAATTCTATCCCGTTGGAATGCAAATTAATTGCAGAAGTTCTTGGAGAGGACTGGGCAGGATGCGATTTAAATCCTTATTGGTGGTACGGGTGGCTTCCTACTGGTTGGTTGGAAAGTGACTTTGGACCAAATGATGATCGTACTCCTTTTGGGGGGACTACTGCTGGCGTTCCCACCCCGCATGTTCAATATTCTGCTGCTCGTCCTCCATATCAATCTGTCATTGGATCATACAATTGTCCTGATTTTGAAGTAGATGAAGAAACTGGAACGATAGTAGAAGTTAAGCAAGAGCCGTGGTTTGGTGCTTTTGGAGGATACACAGCAGATCCTTGTGGTTGTGTTGACGGCATGGAATCTCGTATTGCAGAGCCAGATTATATAAAGGAATGTGCTTTTCCAACCTATGGACCAAGATATCCAGAATATCTTGAATATGTTCGAAGCATCGAAGCGAGGTATTGGAACACACCATTAAAAACACCGTTGCTCAGGAATGCTCAATTAGAACTTCTCAAAGGACAACGAATTCAAATTGTTGTTACAGTTGATCCCGCTGTGCGGGTGGGTAGTGTTGTTGAATTACAATTAGCATCTGTAACTGCTACAAATCAGGAAGTAACAGAACCCCATCCTCTAAGCGGAAAGTGGTTGGTGGTGGCAATAAAACATGTTTTGGACAGGAACATGACTGGGGAAATGAGACTGACTCTTCTAAGAGATAGTAATAGTAAAGAACAACAGTGATATAAATTAATTGCATTTGTTTTAATATTTTTTCATACATAATCATAAAGAGGCGCAATTAAATGGGAAAATATGGTTCGGGATATACTGGAACAGAAAGCCCTATTTCTCGCAGCATTTATGGTGCGCAAGAAAGGGGTTATGTATATTCTGATTTAGATTTTGTTTTTAATCCAAGTCCTGCTTATACAGCCGCTGGATTGAGTGGGGATGTAGTTAGAAAATATGATGCAGATTCTATAAAACAATCTGTAAAAAATATTGTTTTGACAAATCGCTATGAAAGACCTTGGAAGCCAACTATGGGATGTAATATAAGAGATATGCTTTTTCAAAATTTTGAAGATCCTTGGGTAAGGTGGGAAATTCAATCTAGAATACGAGATGAATTACAAAAATGGGAACCAAGAATAACTGTTCAGAATATTTTTCTGGCAGAACATAGAGATTATTCTATACTAAATATACAGGTAGACTTTACAATAAATCCAATTGGAGGTATTGTTACATCCGAACTTGTTACGGTTAAAATACAAATGGAGAGGCTTCGATAAATGGCATATGTTAAAGGATCAACTACAGATACACCTGTAATTACTTTAGGGAAATTAGATTTTCCTGACATTCGATCTTCTCTGAAGCAATTTTTTGAGAGTTCAGAAATTTTTACCGATTACGATTTCGAAGGATCTGCTCTTTCAACACTTCTTGATGTTCTTTCATATAATAGTGCTTTTTATTCATATTATGCAAATATGATTGCAAACGAATCATTTCTTGACACGGCCCAAAAAAGAGATTCTATAGGTTCTTTGACAAAGCCTCTTTCATATACTCCTACCTCACGAAGAGCAGCAAGAGCAGAAATTATTATTACAAATAATTCGGCATCCTCAAAAGAATTAGTTTATGGGGATCCCTTTTTTGGTGGAGGATTAAATTGGACACCCATACAATCATATACGATTGCTGGAAGTGATACTAGAAGGATTGATATTGTTCAGGGAAACAGAACACAATCGGTTCCAGATCCAGATATTGTAGATAGTGCAATAAAGCATCAAAGATTCAAATTACCACATTCAAAACTTGATACCACAAGTTTAAAGGTTTTTGTAGATGGAGGAAATGGGTGGAATCAGTGGGCTAGTGTGGATGATGTTGAGGGAAATATTGCTGGTGTCACGGCTGGTGATAATGTGTATTTTCTGACATCATCATATGATAGTGGTTACGAAATTTATTTTGGTGATAATGTGGTTGGTAGAGCGCCTGTTCATGACTCGAAAGTTTATTTTGATTATCTTTTAAGTGCGGGTTTAGATGGAAATGAAATAACAGAATTTACTTCAGGTGTACAAGATATAACTGTAGATGTTGCAGCCTCTGCATCAAGCGGGGGAGCAAACGAGGAATCGGTAGAATCGATTAGGACACATGCTCCTATGTTTTTCCAGACACAGGGAAGAGCAGTTACGGCAAATGATTTTAGAAGTATAATAAGACAAGATAAGAACGGAATAATTTCTTTGGTTTGGGGAGGAGAAGACAATGATCCTCCTCAATATGGTAGAGTGTTTGTTTCTGCAATAGGAGAAGATGGAACTCTGTTAACGAAGCAACAGAAATATGAAATCATTCAACTTTCGAGAGAAAAGGGTGTTGTTTCAATTTTGCCTGAATTTGTTGATCCTTCTCTTATAGAAGTTATTCTTGATGGACCCGTGTATTATAACCTTGAAGAAACTTCAACTACTCTTTCGGATTTAACAAATATAGTATCAACATATATTAATTCTTATCCGATGGGTGCATTTGATGTAGGTTTTAATTTTGCTCAATTTACTGTTAACTTGTTGAATCTTGATAGCGGACTTATAGGTGAAGGTCTTTCTGTTTTCCTTAGAAAGAATTTTGAAGCATCTCCAATTAATACTGTGGGTGCTATCAGCATTAGTTTTAGTAATTCTCTTGTTCCCTCTACTGGTGTTGTGGGAGGAGTTCTTAGAAGCAATTCCTTTACCGCTCTTGTTGATGGAGGACCTGTTTTGGGTTACTTGCTAGACGATGGGTTTGGAATAATTCGACATTATACTTCAGGTGGAGATATAATTGAATCTAGTGTAGGTTCTTTAAATACTGAGACAGGAGGGGTTCAAATTGATGGCGTAGAATTTATTGATGATTTTTATATTCAGGTAAGACCACAGTCAAATAACATTAGTCCAAAGATGGGAATTATCTTGAACTTGGTGAATGATACTGTTGAACTTGTTGATTAGAGGTAATAGTAATGACAATATCTGCTATACTGGGAGCAACAACAAGTGGACCAACAGGATCAGTTTATGATCAGGTGTGGGATTATATACAAGGGGTAGAATACACAAACGATTGTGTTGGTGATTTTAATTTCTTTGTCAAAGATAGAATGCCTTCTTGGATTCTTCAGTCCCATCCTAAATTTGTTAAATTTATAGAACTATTTTATCAGTGGCTTTCATGTGAAAATGATATGGCGATTTTGGAGTCTATGCGAGATGTAGACATGACTCCAGATTCGTTTATAAAGTTATTCAAGGATGTTTTTGCCCAAGGATTTCCTGATAGAACCGAGACAACAATTTCTCGCCCCGATGACCCTGATAAAGTATTAGTGGATTTTATAAATCCTTCTTTGTCTATGGTGGATGTCCGAAACTTTCTTCGTTATGTAAAAACATTCTATCAAATGAAAAGTATTGAAGAAGCCTATGACTACTTTTTCAGAGTGTTTTATGATTCTTGGGTTAGCATTTCGTATCCAAAGATACGAGTAATTAGATGTTCTGAAGCACCATTTAGAGGAGCGTCGGCTGGAACTACTGGTGCGCCGTGTTATTATTATGGATTGACTGGTGCAAAAGGAGGATTATCTGGTCCATGTCATAATTGTTGGGCTGGAGGAAGTTATGATGTTGATGGAAATGAACTTGCACCACCATGTCCAGATAATTGTGCGCCTGGTCATCCGTGTGGAGTTTATTATGATGATGAATTGGGTACTCTTAGCGGATTAAGTAAGATTCAAGACAGTAAGATATGGCAAAATTATTCATATCTTATTGATTCAAGTACTCCATTTGATCTTTATTGGGGATATGTTAAAACTTTGTTACATCCTGCTGGTTTATATGCTGTTGGCAACTTCAATATCTGGGATGAATTCCCACAGCCAGGAACAACTGGGGATATTTTTGAAGTTGAAACTCCTATGGTTGGTTTTTATACGCCATACCGTTTTGAAACAGAAGAAAATCTCAGAAGCAACAGTCAAAGTGTAGATTTATATCCTTGTGGGTGGCTTCCGTATCTGGGTGGTACTGCACAGGGCGGACCTGCTGGTGCTAGTTATTCTTCGCATCACACTCAAGACAGTGGAGGTCTTTGGTATAAAAATGAAGCAGGTGCAACTGCTCATGAACCTCGACTTGCAGGTATAACGGCGCCGGCGGGAGCAACTGCGGCACCTCTTGGTCTAAGTGGACACACAGGAGGAACTGCTGCTGCTAGGCTGTCTCTTTCTCTGTTTCACATTTCTCATCATCCAAATTCGTGGTCAAATGAAGTAGAGCCAGGAACAATATTCAAAAACATTCAACTAGGGCAGTTTTTATATTTAACTCCTATAAATACTGTATCAGGTAGTCCAAACAATCCATCGGGAAGTACTGCGGATTGTGGGTTCTAAAGGAATAAAATTATGTCAACAGTTATAAGCAGATTAGCAGGAGAAGCGAATAAAGCATTTGCAAAAGCATTTGCTGGTGTGCTTGATAATCATGATGATACTGGTTATAGATCAACTTATGCATTGGTTCTAGGTAGATCTCAAGACAATGAACATAATATTGTTCCAGCAGAAGGTTCGTATGCTGCGGGTATAAATTCTTTCTTCGGAGATGTTGGAATGGTACTTTCAGATGCTATGGCACCTATGAGTGTGTGTAAGAGAATTCGTTGGAAAAGAATGATGTTTCAGGCTTGGGATCCAAATAAGAATCAAACAAACCAATCATACTATTGTGAAAGTGGTAGAAGAGTTTATCTCTGTTTAGATAATGGAAATGGAGCAATTTCTGGTGTTGATCCTGCATCAACTGGAACATCTCCCCAACCTATTAGAACGGAAGATGGTTATCTTTGGCAGTATTTATATTCTATCTCTGGAAACATGTTTCATTATATGAGAAACCTTGGTGGTATTGAATATATGCCTGTTCCCCCAATACTCACAGAAGCAGAATATAGTGATCTTGCTACAACAAATCCTCTTTTTCTAAAGAAAGCGGTTGAAAGGTATGGAGAGGATCATGGTGGGGAACTTATTCGTGTTGTGGTAAATGAAGATCAAATGAGATATGTACGATGGGATAGTGTATCATCCAAAGATTTTGAAATATTAGAACAGTCAGATAACCCTGGCGAAATTAATGCTGTATTTGATTATCATGGACCTGGAGAAGCAGATGAAAATAAGAGAGGATTTTCTCTTACGAAAGTAGATGTGCTAGAGAAAGGTTCTGGTTATTCTATGAATCTTAGTTTGAAATTGGGTAAAGCACCTAATACTAATTCTCAAAATATAACTGGATATAATGCAAATCAAATTGTGGGTGGATCAGCGAGTTCAATTGACCCTGAAATTAAAGGTCCCTTTGTCTATGCAATTGCTTCTCCACCAACTGGGTTTGGTGATGCCATTGGTTTGTTAAGGGCTTATCAAGCAATGCTTCTTATTGTAATAGACACTTCTGGATTGAGAGAATATACCGATGCGACAACTTTTGATACTGCTGCTATAGTCAAGAATCCTCTTTTTAATAACAAACCAATAAAAGATACACTTTCGCCAAAAAAACAATCTTTACAAGCAGTACATTTTTCTGCTGCTACCAAAATAACATTGGCAAACAATACGGTTTCTCAATCATTAACTGCTGGAGTAAAAAGTAATAGTATGCAGGCTTCTGGTAATACTTCAAGAATGGGATCAACTATTAGTTCTAATATTCTAAATAGTGATGGTAAGAGAGTGATTAGAATACAAGGGCAAGGTGCTAATAATCTTGATAAGAATGATAATGTATTTAAAGAAAAAGCCAACACTGATATGAGTGAAATATCTTTTTCAACCAAAACGCCAGCAACTTCTACTCCTGTCGTTGATATAACAAAAACACCTCTTAAGATGGGTAAAGATGTAGAGGGGAATTGGTCAGAAGTGATACATACTTTTAAGTTCCCTGCAATAACTGTTGATCAGTCTGCATCGGGTAAAGCAGATAACAGCCTAGCATTAGCAGTGATAGTTGGATAATAGGAGAAATTAATGTCAGTTTTTTACAGATTTCAAGATTCAGGATTAGATGATTGGGACAAATCCAACAATTATGTTCAAATGGGGTTTAGACCTGGTTTCTCAATTCAAGCAAGAGAACTTACCCAATTACAAACGGTTCTTCAAGCACAAATAACTGCGCTTGCACGCCGTTTTTTGCAAAGTGGAAGTCTTGTTGACGCACCCTTGTCTTTTGTGCCTTCTGGAACAATATGGAGTGGTTCTTTGGGAGAAGGATATGTTTATATTGAACCGACAAATAAAGAATTAGGATATTTTGTTTATAATTCTGCTCCCATTTCTTTTTCAAACATTAATATGTCACCCACAAGCAGAACAAATGTTTATATTACTTGGCAAGAAATTCAAGTGAATCCTGATGGAGAGGAACATCTTCCTTCGGGTGGTTATGCTGGAGTGAGTATTAATGCTTCATTGAAAGATAATGCTCAGGGTTATGCAAATTATTCTGCGCCTGGTGCTTCTAGATATCAGATAAATATAATTGGATCGGGTTCATATATTGAAGGAGGGGGAGCAGCACTTCCTCCCAATTCAGCAATTATAGCATACTTTGAAAATAATATTCCGCATTATGCAGATACAGGGACACAGGTTTGATAGGATAAAATACTTATGGTAGCAGCAGGATATTTTGGAGGATGTACAGGATACACTTATGCTTATGGCGGTCATCGCCTCGCAGGTATAGGTGGAACAACTCATGCTGCATGGTCTCAACCAGGCGGAACTGGTACTATTTGGCCAAGTGAATATGGTGTTCATAACTATGATCAATACAGTGGATCAACATTATCTGTTTATCATAAAGATTATGCAATTTCAGATGTAGAATTGACTGATACTTTTGAATCTTGGAGAACAAAAACAAACGACGAAATTGTTGAGAAGTTAAATCTTCTTCATGTTTATGGAGCAACACCAGGCGATGGTATGATGATGGCTCTTGGAACTGGTGGTACTCTTGCTTTTGCATTTTCTGGAAATGTTATAAGAACACATTCCACCTTCTGTAACAATGTTAGTATTGGAAGTGGCCTGAAGGTAGATGGAATTGCCGTTGGTTCGGTTACACAACCGACAACTGTTCGTGGAGTGAAGGATGGTGTTACCGCAGCATATAGACTCGGTGAAAAAATTCTTGTTCTTAATACAAACGAATCACCCAATGTTGGATGTGATTTTGCTGGTATTCTGATTGGTGGAAATGCAACAGGACCAAATCCAGAAAGTATCGATAACAGCGACGGCGGAGATACAGAAGATACATTTATATACGATAGACCATATTGGATGCATAAGAATAATATGTGGAGAACCAAAGAGGGACTTTGGTTTGAAGGTCATCTAAAGCACAATGAGGTCTTTACTGGATTAACTTCTGGTGGAGGAAACATAGGAAACATTAGTGTTGGTACTACTGGTCCAAATTATCCATATGGTCCTTATGGTTATACTGGTTGCTCTATTGCAGATGCATACAAATATAATGTAATTAAAGGGCCAACTGCTGGTGTTGTTAGAATTTTCTTTGGTCCTACTCTTGCAGGACATAACTTCCTAGACATTGATGGAAGAGGAGGCAAGTCTGGTAAGACAGGAGACATTTGGAGGGGTATTGGTGGTTCGACTGGTGCATTGCTGATTGGAAACACAGCAGGACCTCTTGTTGAGTTTGATACTGATGGATATGTTAATTTTCTTAAGGGTGCAAATAAGAAGAGAGTCACGAAGAAGAGTCACGGATTTGCTTTCGGTAATGTGATTCGTTATAGCGGAACTACTCAAGGATACACTTATGCTTCTGCTGCTGGTGATAATGAACTTCATGGCGATGGAATTCGTGCAGCAGAAGTTTTTGGTGTTGTTTCGAAAGTTGTTAATCCACACACCTTTGATCTAACCTTCTGGGGTGAAATTGAAGGAACAAAAGCACAGTGGAACACTTCTCTTGTCGAAAATCATTCTGAGGGGTTGGTTCCAGGCAATGCATATTACCTTTCAATATACAATGGATCAGATAGAGGAAAAATACAATTCTTGGAGCCAACTGTTGCTGGATATGTTAGCAAACCTGTTTTACTTGCAACTGGTAAAACTTCTGGTATTATTCTCCCATATCGAGGACAGATGCTTTCGTCCACAGGCTGCACAGCGAGTGATGCTGGAGTAAGCGGTGATGAGTTAACTTCGTTTGTTCGTTCTTATGCGGGTGATGATATTTTCTTCGAAGGTGCTGCTGTTTGTGTTGACGGCACCAAGTCGGGGGGAGTTGGATTAGCAGATAATAGATTCCTGAATAAATCACATGTTCTTGGTATTGTTAGTTATGTGGATGCAACAAATAATTATATAAGAATTGCAACTTCTGGTAGTGTTCAATTAAGCGCAGGCATATTGAAGAGTTCGGGAACTTATTATCTTCATGAAAACGGAGGTCTAAGCACCACACCTGGCGGAAACTTATCTGTTAAGGTTTTGGATGCAATTTCACCAACATATGTTACTTTAAATGTCGATGCTCCTATGGTTGCTGGAGCCAATGTAGGTGGTGCTAAAGGAAACTTTAGATCAAGAACTCCGAAACTTGGTAATGCATTAACAATATTAGGACCTACGGGCGCAACGGGTACTACTTTTGATAATCCAGGTCGAGTAAATAAAAATGAATTGATAAATCCTGACTTTGGATACTGGCAAAGAGGAATAGGAACTACCCATGCGTGGGGAGGAACTGCGAACGCTTACTTTGCAGATCGTTGGCTAAGAGAAGTTCAGAGTGCAACGGGTTCGAAGAATCCAGCAACAACTAAATCTGGTGGAACAAAGAGATCGTTTGATTTTAAGATTGCGCGTGGTAAGTTTGATCGTAAAGAAACTGCGGTTCCTGGTCATCCAAATTACTTTGCAATTATTCGTGGTGGTATTACTTACCATGGCGGAACCATGAGTCATGAGTGGTATCGTGTTAGTCAGAGAATTCCAGATTGTACTAGGTTCGCCGGCGAAGTAATGACAATTTCCTTCCATGCTAAGGCGGACAATCCTGGCAATTATCATGCTACTGGTGATTGCCATGTTTCGTTCTTACAAAACTTAAATGGACTATCTGGTCCTGTTCCTGGCGCAACAACTAGTGGTTCGTTCGCTGATAACTCTGGTGCGGGTGTTACTGCACAAGTTATTGAAACACCAATTAGTGATTTCGCTTTAACAAAGAATTGGACGCCTTATAACTTCTCATTCTTTGTTCCTGAGATATCAAATGCTGCTGGAGCGTCTGGTGCAAATCATGGTGTTTCTGCGGGGTATACAGCAGATCACTTCTCAGCGATTTCATTCTATACTCAACATACAGATCGAGGCATTACTTTTGATCGTGATCTTCATCTGTCACAGGTGAAACTAGAAAGAGGAAATATCCCAACACCATTTAATCCCATTGAACCAGATCAGGAACTTAGAAAGTGTCAAAGATATTATCAAAGCAGTTATGTGTTGGGGGTTCCGCCTGGTGCTGATACATTGGAAACACAACACCATCCAGACACAAGCGGAATTAATTTTGTTGTTCCTAATTCATTCGTACACATATATGAATTCCCAGTAAGAATGAGAACCACTCCAACATGTAAGGTGTGGTCTCCAAGTGGCGTAGTGAGTGAAGCATATAATAGGGATGCTGCGGGAGATTTAAGAACTGTTGCGGGAACTAATGGTTATGATGGAAGAGCAAGAACATCTAGAGCAAATGCTACTAATGTGTCTTGTTCTACTAACACTCCAAACGCAATAGAGATCAAGATTCTAGGTGGTGCGGTTCCACTAGACACAATAACCATTCATTACGAAGTGGATGCAGAACTTAACACTGGATTCCCAACACCAGTTATATGCCACTAGTAGGAGTTTAATAAATGGCACAGGTATCAAATCCAAGTAATCAAACTACAGTACTCAATCCCTCGGTTTGTATTTCGGGGGCAGATGCTATTGGTTCAAAATTAGCAATTACTGTTACGCAGACAAGACACGGATTTACTGCTGGCTCTGTTATCAGGTGGAACAGTGGTGTTGATGGAAATGCTGCTGAATATGTTTCTGCAAAAGCAGATAGCGCGTATAATGCAGAAGTTGTTGGTATTGTATCTGAAATTTCAGGAGCAGATACTTTCCAGTTAACTCTTGCTGGCACTATTAATATGAAAAATTTCTTTGACAATCAAACGGGAACCATTCCAGCAGGAGTTACAAGAGATGATGTGTATTTTCTTAGCGGATATACTGCTGGTTGGATGGATTCTGTTCGACCAGATACTCCTGGCTGGGTAGCAAAACCAGTCATTACAAGACTTGCTGAAGATTCCCAAGGAAATATTTTTGGTAGTGTTACAAATTATGTTGGTAGTTTTCTTGGGGGTGATGCTGTAGTTTCTCTTAATGGTCTTATTCCTGTTGGGACTGTTCAAGCATATTTGGGAACAAATCCGCCAGCAGGTTGGGTTGTATGTAATGGAGATGGTAGTGGTGGAGGAAAGCAATATAAAGGATTACCAATTAAAGATTTTGCTGAATATTATAGTGATATTGGAATTCGTTATGGTTGGTGTGAAGCATTAAAAACAGATAAGTTAAGTTGGACAATAGGTTCAAGAATTGAACAAACAGTAGAAGGTAGACTTATTTCTGGTATTGTCACTGGTGTTTCTGCGGACTCTGCTGATGGTGGAAAACAATGGATATATGTGAAGCAAGAATATAACAACAAGATTCCTAATAACGGAAACTTTGGAATTAATAAAGCCGTTGATCCGTTGGGTGGTGAAGTAAAAGGTACACATGATCTTTCTGGTGCGACTTATGATTATACTAAAAGTGCTTTGAGAAATTTCGCACACTTTACTGAAAGTTCTGATGTTTCTGCCTCTGCGTTAGTTTATGAAGATCCGTATGACACAGAAAGTGGAAATGCATTTAATATCTTTAAAGAAACAAGTGGTGTTGCCGGCGTATTTTCTTGTTTAGTTCCTAACCTACGAGGAAAATTCCTTTTGGGCGCAGACGAGGCTTTGTCTAATCCTGTTAATGATGATCCCAGTGAATTAAATCAAATTGGTGGCAATGATAAATTCTCTCTTCAATTTAGTGAGGGCGTTGGTGGATCAGGAATTGTCGGTGCGGGTGGTGGACAAATGGCCTGGCAACAGAATTTACCGCCACATATAACTGTTAATTGGATTATTAGAACTAATCCAAATTCTTATGCTGCTCTTCTTAATACTCTTGAAATTAAGAATCTAAGACTTACAAATCTGCCAACTTCGGGATCTGGAGAGCAAACATGGACAGTTTATAGGTCTGACGGCGATCTGAAAATCGTAACATAGTGAGGTCTGTCCATGTCTCTTAGTGCCCATCCATTCAACATTGGGGTTAAAGGACCGACAGGTGACGAATGGATAAACAAATATCCTCCGTCAGGCTTGTCTGGTTATGCTGCAACAGGACCAAAGGGACCAACGGGAAAGAGTGGACCTTATGGTTCAACAGGTCCATCGGGAGAAACTGGCCATTTTGCAATTGGATTAACTTATAGTAGTACTGGTCCGAATGCTCATCATTTAATAATTCAGTATCAAGACGGATCAACATCTGGTGGTGGTTATTATCGAGGACCAACGGGTTCTGAAATATATCACCTTTTTGGTGAGAATAAAGGATTTGCAACTGCTGGTGTGTTCTATCAAGAAAATAGGGGACCAAATGGTGTTCTATACTTGAAGAGTATTACTGGTGGTAATGGTGTTCGTATTGATGATGATGGATCAAGGATTCGAATTCGGTATAAGACTTTCAATGCGGTAACTGCTCATGGAAGGACAGGAGAATTAGTATTTTCTCGAATGGATTCAGCGGGAACAACTGGTTTATCTGGTGCTACTTTTACTAATTATTATGCTGGACCAACCTATGCTCTTAGTGTAACAACCAGAACTTACAACGAAGTTTCTGCTAGAATTGCTCCATATACATGGGAGGAAGATTCAAACACTTTTGTTTATAAAATTAATCCTGTAGATGCACTTTCTCTCAAAGCAGCGCAGGCAAATAGTTATACAAGATTGTCTGGAAATGTGTTTGTGGTTGATCCAAATAAAGATTATGAATTGTGGTTTGGTGGACCCCCCACAGATAAGCAAAGACCATTTGTGAAATTTATTGATTCCTCTGCCCCTACTGCGGTGCCGCATGAATTTTTAGAAAAATTTACTCCATTCTCTTCGGCTGGATTTACTCTTATCATAATTGACGGTGAAACTCTTGGAGAGAGAACCACATCCAAAGGTGAGACTGTAACATATCCGTATATTGTTTCAGGAGTGTTTCCTTCGAATTGGAAATTTACATATTCACTTCAACCTACTTTAAGTAGTGACATAGATACTATACAGTTTATAACATTAGGTGATGAAGATAATTTAACAGAAAAAACAGAGTGGTATGGGATGTATGTAAGAACAGGAAAAGACATAAATCCATTTGCTTGGTAAAACGGGATTAATGAATGGCTAATTCTCATATATTAGTACTCGGACCTACTGGATCTACAGGTCCAACTCCTTCTGTAGGCGAAACTGGTCCGACTGGAACTCAAGGTGATACTGGGCCTGCTGGCCCAACTGGAATTCCAGGTCCGATAGGTGCAACTGGTATTGGTTTTGGCTTTTGTGGTCCTACCGCACCTGTGGTTTTTCAGGGAATTTCTTTAGATGGAACTGAATTTTATGGTCCTGCGA